CTCAATCTATCTGCTCGCCGGCAGGCAGGTGAGCTTTTATCTCAGTATCGTCCCCCGCGATCGCGACTTCTATCGCAATTCCCTTAAGGTGAGGACAACGGTGTCGTATGCAACACCAGTCGATCCAGTTGGTTAAGGTCGCAATCCAAGAAGTCCAAGGCGTGCCCGACGGGTTACCATCTTGGAAGAGGTAAGTATCCACCCGGAGTCACGACCTTGAGGTTGCAGAGATTGTAAGTCATCGCGAAGAAAAACTTGTCTACGACTCCGCCTCTAGGGAAGCATCCTCTGATTAGCGACATAGCAATTATCTTATGTTTTCGCGTGCGGCTTGAGTCGTGAGATTTAGCATCGATCGCGATGTATAGATTAGGTTCTAGTAGCTCGCCCGTCCGTACGTTGCGCACGGGCTTATTCCTCCAATTAATATAACGTTCGTAGCCGAACTTCTGCATTGCATGACCTAAGAAATTGCCGTGAGCGTCTAACTTCTTGAATTCAGATGTCATGCGCTGAGCGAAGATCATGCAGATTAAATCCATCGAGTAATTATTAAAAAGTACAGCGCGTGATTCTACGTCGTAGTCGAACTGTTTCTTGTTCCTGCGCCATCGGCCACCGACGGACCATTCGAAACAGGCTGGGACGTATTTTCGGGCGAACATGCCCCATAGGATTCTTGCGTCGTGATAGGCCCCTCTCCATGCTAAGCCTTTAGGCGTGTTAGGATAGTCGAAACCAGCCTGGGCGCGCCACTTGATCTTAAGGTCGAAGATCGACTCAAAAGACGGCATGGGCAGCGCGGGGAGAACCAACTCATGTTGGAAGAACTTGATAGACTCGAAGATCTTGCTGTATGACAGCTTATGAGATTTGAACTCTGCGAAGCGCCTTAACTGGTGGATCGAAGTCTCCCAGCCTCCATCGACGATAGTCCAGTCGAAGACCGCGTCGGCGAGAGTTTCCGAGCTATAAACGCCGAATAGTTCGTTGTCGGCCATTTCAGCGTTTTTCGGATTTGATCCAAAAATGCGTTGAGGCCTCGTACCTATCCGCTTGTGCGTGAGTCCGAGGAAGAAGGCCCTACCACTCTTGATGGGTATCGGGAGTTTGCTAAGCAATGACCTAGA